CACTGGCCTCAACATTGCCACCTCGTAGCCATGTGTTTCGGATCTGCACCTCAAGCACCTGAGATCAGGTACGTCGGCCCTAGCGAGGCTGACATTGCGGCCAATAACGCTGCGCTGGAAACCTATCGGCAGCAGTCGATGGCCCAGCAGCAGCAGTTTGCTGATTCGCTGCAGAAGCAAATTGATCAAGCCAATGCGCAGGCCGAGGCACAGCGCAAGCGGCTCGAGGAAGAAAAAATGACTGCTGCTGCCGAGCTCGAGGCCCAACGAGTTGGCGCCGCGGCGGAGACTGCTGCTCAGCGGCAGGCTGCCTACGCCGTCACCACCACAATGACGGAGCCGGAGAACGCGCAGACGACTCAGGCCCCCAAAGCGAAGGACAAGAACAAGTCCACTCTCAAGATTGCGCCCGGCGCCACGGCCATGAGCGCAGGCACTGGCCTGAACATTGGAGTCTGACCATGTGCGCAGGTAACGCTGGCCGGCGACAACATCACGCCAATGAGGAGGCAAAGCGTGAGCAGGAGCGATTGAACCAGATCGCTCGTGAACGCCAGGCTGAACTCGACCGCCAGGCTGCAGCAATGCAGGCGCAGTCAGCAGCTCAGCAGGCCGAAATGCAGCGGCTGCAGGCTCGCCAGCAGCAGGTGATGGCTGACCAGCAGCGTGCCGTCGACGACTTGCGCGCCGAGGAGCAAGCGCAGCTTGCGCAGATCGAGCAAGCGCGCAAAGCGCAGGAAGCGCAAATCATGCAGGACCGCCTGACGACTCAGGCTGCGTCGCAATCACTGAGAGTTTTGGCTGGCCGCGATGCGCAATCAAAAGCGCCGACCGCCCCAATTTCGCGCCGCGGGTCAGAGCCGCGCGTCAAAGCCACTTCAGCAACGCAAACCCTGCGCATCGGCTCGTCGGGCCGTAGCGCTGGTGTCGGCGTGAATATCGGAGGCTGACCATGAGCTGCGAAAAGCGTTACCGCGCCCTGGAATCAGACCGCAACTACTACCTCGAGCGGGCCCGCACCGCCTCGCGGTTGACGCTGCCCTACTTGATTCCGCTCAGCGACGAGCCCTACCCCAACGACAACCAGACCTTCCCGCTGCCGTGGAATGGAATCGGTGCCAGGGGCGTTCACAACCTGGCCAGCCGACTGCTTCTGGCGCTGCTGCCGCCGACCGAATCGTTCTTTCGCTTCACGATCGACGAGATCGAGTTGGCCAACGTCGAGCAGCGCCTGATGGCTGCAGGTGCAACGCCAGAAGAGCTCGGCAAACAGAAGAGCGAGTTTGATCTGGGTCTTGCCAAGCTCGAGCGGGCAGTGTTGCGCAGCATCGAAACCAGCAACGACCGCGTGGCCGTTCACGAGATGCTGCTGCACCTGATCATCTCCGGGAACGTGCTGATGTACGTCTCGGACGAAGGCCTTAAGTGCTTCCACCTCAACCGCTATGTCTGTCGCCGGGACTTGATGGGCAACCCGGTCGAGGCCGTGGTGTGCGAACAGCTCTCGGTTGAGACCTTGCCACCCAATGCTCGAGAGCTTCTCAGCGAAGAGGACGGCGAAGTGGAAGGCATCGTCGACGACGACCACACTCCTGAGTACGAGCGTGTCGTGCGGCTTTACACCCACATCGAGTGGCAAGGGAAGAAAGTCAATTGGTATCAGGAGATCAAGGATCAAGAGATCCCTGGCAGCAGGGGCAGCGCCAGCTTGAGCGAATCCCCCTGGCTGCCGCTGCGCATGTACCGAATCGACGGCCAGGGGTATAGCCCCGGCTATGTCGAGGCGGCCTGCATCGCTGACTTGCAGACCGCTGAAGCCCTCAGTCAGGCCATCGCAGAGGGCTCGCTGGTTTCCGCTCAGGTGAAACACCTGGTGAAACCGAGCGGCATCGCCAACCCCAAGAAGCTGGCTGAGGCACCGAACGGGGCCTACCTGCCGGGCAACCCAGATGACGTCTTCACCATCCAGGTGAACAAGGCTGCCGATCTGAACGTTGCGGCCCAAGGCCTGGCTCGCATTGAAGCGAGGCTGTCGCAGGCCTTCATGCTGGCCGACGTGCGTGACAGCGAACGCACTACAGCCGAGGAAGTGCGGTTGCAGGCTTTGCAGATCGAGAACTCTCTTGGCTCGATTTACGCCATCCTCACCACTGAGTTCCAGCAGCCCTACGTGGCACGCAAGCTGGCGATCCTGACCCGCAAAGGCCGGCTGCCCAAGCTGTCTGAAGATTTGGTCAAGCCTGTTGTGAGCGTCGGCTTGGCCGCTGTTGGCCGGGGCAATGATCTCGAGAAGACTGCCCGATTCATGACGATCCTCCAGCAATCGCTAGGGCCAGAGGGCATCGCCACCTATGTGATGCCGACCGAGTTGATTCGTCGACTGGCCGGCGCCATGGGCATGGACATCATCGGCCTGGTCAAGACCGACGAGCAGCTGGCCGCTGAACAGCAGCAGGCACAGCAGGCGGCAATGGTTCAGCAGGCAATGGCGTCTGGCATGGCCGACCCGCAGAAGTTGGCCAATGCCGCCGCCACCAGCCAGCAGATGGCTGAACCTCAACCCACTGAACAACCACCAGCATGACGACCACAACAGGCCCTGAGCTCCAGGATCTCGTGGCCCCTGGCCAGGAAGAGATGATCGACAGCTTCCTCGAGGAACTCGAGCAGGAGCAGCAGCAACTGAACGCCGAGCCCGAATCGAACGATGACGGCGAGGCTCTTCTGGCCGGCAAGTTCAAGAGCACCGAGGAGCTTGAAAGGGCTTACCTCGAGGCGCAGAAGCTGATCAGCCAGCGCGGTCAGCAACCTGCGCCGAGTGAGCCGGAACCCCAGGCCACGATCACACCCGATCAGTACACGCCAGAGCTGGGCAAGCAGCTCTACGGCGACACGGTGGCTACGGCCATCGAGGCCGCGGAGATCAATCCGCTGGAGATGGCGGAGAAGGTCTATGCCGGCCAGGACGTCAGCAGCTATGTCGATGCGCTGGTGGAGAAAGGCGGGCTACCTCGTGAAGTGGTGGAGACCTACCTCCAGGGCGTGACTCCAGCCAAGGGGAACAATCCGGTAACTCCAGATAGTTCAGCCCCGGGCCTGACGGATGCGGACGTGCTTGAGCTCAAAGGGATGGTCGGCGGCGAGCAGCAGTTTCAGCAGCTGAGCCAGTGGGCTGTGAGCAATCTCGACCCACAAGAGTTGGCCGATTACAACGCGGCCGTGGATAGCGGCAACAAGGCCGCTGCACGCTTTGCCATCAAGCAGCTGCAGGCTCGGGCATCAGCCGGCGGCCAGGAGCCAAAGCTGATCGGCGGTGGCAGTGCCGTGAAGACGGACGTGTTTGATAGTGATCAACAGGCCGTGGATGCCCGCGGCAAGAGGGACAAGAACGGCAAGTTTCTGTATGAGACGGACCCCAAATACCGCCAGTGGTACGACAAGACCCTCGCCAGATCGAACGTCTTTATGTAAGGTCGGGTCATGAGTTGATCTGCACCTGTGCAACTGCTTGGGCCTCCTTCGGGAGACACCCCAAGTAGCCAGACAACGGACAGATGCTCGCTATCCCTAAAGGCCAATGGCCAACGCTTCTCTCGACCGTATCGGTCAAATCAAAGGCACAGGCGCAGTTGATGCCCTGTTCCTCAAACTCGGCATTGCCGAGCTGCTGTCTGCGTTCGACCGCGCCACTGTCTTCAAAGGCAAGGTGCGTGAGCGCAATATCCGCGGCGGCAAATCTGCAGCGTTCCCCGTGAGCGGGAAAGCTGAGGCTGGCTACCACGTTCCTGGGACTCCGATCCTGGGTGCGACCAACAGCCCCGGCGACCGCAACGAGCAGATCATCAACCTCGATGGCCTGATGATCGCCGACCAGGTGATCTACGACCTGGACGAGCTGATGAACTACTACGACGTCCGCCAGGACGTGACGCATCAGCTGGGCCAAGCCCTCGCCCGTGAATGGGACAAGCGTGCTGCCCGCGTGCTCTACGCCGCAGCCAAGAACACCACGGAACCCCTGGCCAAGGCCAGCAACGCTGGTCGCATCGGTCAAAGCCAGACCCTCTCTGCTGGCTATGCCGCTGCCACTTCCAATGCCAAGGGTGACGAGCTGGTCGCCAAGATCAGCGCCCTCAAGGTGGCGATGAAGAAGAAGGACGTGCCCACAGAGGATCTCCTCTGCGTGGTGGGTCCCGACGAGTACGACGTGCTGCTGGATTCCACCCGCGCCATCAACGCGGACTTCAATGGAGCCAGTGGCGAGAACGGTTCTTTCGCCAGCGGCCGCGTGCTGCGGGTGAAGGGCATCCCCGTGATCGAGTCGAACCACGTCACCCAAGCTGCCTACACCAACGGTGCCTACGACAAGAACACCGCTTATCAGCAGGATCTGTCGAAGTGCAAGGCCATCGTGTTCCACCGCGATGCCATCGGTGTGCTGACCCTGCGCAGCCCCAGCCTGCAGGTCACCCCTCAAGGCGGTGACTTCAACATCATGTACCAGGCCAGCCTGATGGTCGCCCGCATGGCGATCGGCATGGGTGTCCTGCGTTCTGAGTGTGCAGGCGTGATCGAACTCCCATAGGCTTAGCCAGGAGGACGAGCCCTAGCCCCCTGTCCGCTTCAGCAGGGGGCTTTTTTGTGCTTACCGATAGCATGAAGACTGCACCCCTGCAGTGCTCTGATGGGCCTCGCAAACCAGGGATCGACACCCGGTAGGACAACCCTGCTTGAGGCGGTCAACATCTGCCTGCAGAACATCGGCGAGCAGCCGGTCAACAGCCTTGAGAACCAGCAGGTGGTTGAGGCCACCATGGCTGAGCGCACCATTCTTGAGTTCCACAAAGAAGGGCAGACAAGGGGCTGGAGCTGGAACAGCGAACAGGCCTATGAGTTCGTGAAGGACTCGAGCACCAATCAGATTGTGGTGCCGGCGAATGTGGTGTCCTTTGCGCCTGATGCCTACCAATGGGCTGGGCGTTTTCAGCTGCGTGGACAGCGGGTCTACGACCGAGAGAAACGCACTTACATCCTTGGCGCGGACATCCCAAGCCTTGAAGCTGACGTGGTGTGGCTGCTGCCCTGGGACGAGTGCCCTGAGGCCTTTAACCGCTGGATTGTGATTCGGTCCGCGCGGGTGTTCAGCAATCGCGTGCTGGGCTCTGACGCGATCTTCAAGTACACCGCAATGGATGAGCAGATGGCGCTGGTGGAATTGCAGCGCGTGGAGATCGAGCAGGCTCAACCCAACAGCCTGACCGGCGGGCCAGGGCTCAGGCCGATGCCGACTTACTCGCCGGGGCTTGGCCTGCTGGGCAGAAACC